TGGGCGACAATATAACTTTATTATATCACAAGGGGTCGCCATATGATAGACCAAAAACCAGGGACTTTCAAAAAGGGTGATGCAAGAATTAATAGACGCGGGCGACCTAAAACCTTTGACGCGCTTCGGGAACTGGCTCAGGCTATCGCTCATGAGGAGGCGACATCTGGCGGGCAGCCTATCATCATCAATGGGCATAAGGTGACGGTAAGCGAGGCTATCCTGCGTCAATGGGCGCAGTCTAAAAACCCGCAATTACAGCGGGCGTTCCTTGAAATTTGCTACGGCAAAGTACCAGATAACATCAACATTGATGCCGTCCAGGTGCTTCGGGTGGTGTACGATGACTGACAGGATGATACACCTATCCCGACCGCACGAAAAACAAGCCGCGTTTATCGATTCGACTGCAAAACGAAAGATCATTCGGGCAGGACGGCGAAGCGGCAAAACTCATGGGGTGGCGATCCTATCTATCAAGCGCTTTCTGGCAGGGCGGCGGGTGCTTTACACCGCGCCGACCGCCGACCAGTTGGGGCGTTGGTGGGCGCTTGTTTGCCGTGCGCTGGCTGAGCCTGTTTCGGCAGGGATATTCAATAAAAATGAAACGGAGCACATCATCGAGTTGAGGGGTACGGAGCAGCGCATCAGGGGCAAAACTGCCTGGAACAGCGATACAATGCGTGGGGACTATGCTGATTTGCTCATACTCGACGAATGGCAGTTGACGGATGAGGCAGCCTGGGAGGAAGTCGGTGCTCCGATGTTGTTGGATCATGACGGGGATGCTGTTTTCGTTTATACGCCGCCATCGCTTCACAGTCGAAGCGTCACGAAGTCGAATGACCCGCAGCACGCCGCGAAGATGTACAAGCGGGCGGCTGAAGACAAGACTGGCAGGTGGGAGGCGTTTCACTTTACGAGCATGGACAACCCAAAGATAAGCAAGTCGGCGCTGGATGAAATTACCCATGATATGACCAACCTTGCCTATCGTCAGGAGATACTCGCCGAGGACATCGACGAAGCGCCTGGGGCGCTGTGGACGCGGGAAACGATTGACAAGAGCAGGGTCTTGAAATGTCCAGATAACCTGTACAGGGTCGTTGTCGGGGTTGACCCGTCCATCACGTCCACCGGCGATGAGGCAGGAATCGTCACGGCTGGCACAAACGGGGAGATATACATTCTGGAAGATAACAGCGTCCAGGGTTCGCCCCTGCAATGGGCAACCGCCGCAGTTGCCGCCTATCATCGTTGGAAGGCTGACGCGGTTATCGCTGAGGCGAATCAGGGCGGGGAGATGGTGAGCCAAACGATCTTGACGGTCGACCCGACCGTCAACGTCAGGCTGGTTCACGCATCCAGGGGCAAGGCAACCCGCGCCGAACCTATCGCCGCGATCTATGAGCAGGGGCGAGCGCACCAGGTCGGGCTATTTCCGTCAATGGAAGACGAGATGTGTTTATGGATACCAGGCGACCCTTCACCCAACCGGATGGATGCGCTTGTTTGGGCGGCAACCGAGTTAATGTTATATCCTGGCAAGTTGGAAGTATTGGAGGCTCCGTACTAATATGAGCATATTTGACAGCGCACGAAACCAATTAATAAACTGGCTGCTTGACGGGTTCAATACCGAGATGCAAAAGCGGTCAGAGTTCGTACTGACCCGCCGCGAGTACCGCGTAGGATCGCAGAAGCGGCAGTTGGCGGTAAGACAGAACAAATTTGATGACAACATTGTTCTAAACTTTACTGGTTTGATCGTTTCCCGTTCGGTTTCTAACCTGTTCGGGGGTGGGGTGAAATTCATCCTGCCAAACGGAGATGAGTCACCAGAGGCGGTATGGCTAAACACCTGTTGGAGCGCAAACAACCAGGAAATTACCCTGCATCGGGTCGGTACGTATGGAACCGAGAGCGGAACCTGCTTTGTCAAGATCGTTCCAGACGGCGCGGTCGGAAGCGATGGCAAAACATACCCGCGATTGATCGTGCTTGACCCCGCAACCGTCACGGTTGATACCATGCCGGAGGATGTGGAAGTGCCTATTCGGTACACGATCCAGTTCAACATTATCGGTTTTGATGGCAAAGAGGTAGCCAGGAAGCAGGTCGTCGAACTGGATGACACGAACCGATGGACGATCACGGACTATCAAGCGGGGCAGTCTACCGGCGGTCATTGGCAGATCATGGGCGAAACGATGGTTTGGGGGTTTGACTTCCCACCGATCATCCATTGGCATAACCTGCCAGCCGTTGGCGTGTATGGGCAGCCTGACATCACCGAGGACGTGATCGAGTTGCAAGACCGGATAAACTTCATCGCTGGAAACCAGAGCAAAATCATCCGAATGGCGGCGCATCCGATCATCAAGGCGGTTGGGATCCGCAAGGGCGAGTCGGAGTTTATTGACACGGCTCCGGGTAACATGCTTCCCGTTCCGGTTGGCGGCGACCTGGGATACCTGGAGCCCTCGACCGACATCACAAAGTCACTGGAGTACGTCCGCTTCCTTCGTCAAGCCCTGTTTGACATCACGCAGCAGGTCGACCTGGACACGCTTGGCGATAAACTCGGATCACTCACGAACTTCGGGCTGAAAGTTCTTTTTGCGGATGCGGTTTCGCGGATCCACACAAAGCAGGAGTTGTACGGCGCAGCGTTGATTGAACTCAACCGGCGGATGTTGGTCATTGGCGGGTTTGCTGGTGATGCAGGATCAATTCAATGGGGCGAATGGCTGCCAGAAAGCGAGCAGGAGGAATCAAACGCCATCAAGCAAGATATGGAACTTGGGCTTGTGTCAAAGGAAACCGCCGCCACGATGCGGGGCTATGATTATCAACATGAAAAAGAGTTGATGGCAGCCGAGCAGGTACAAACTGACAACGTCGGTGCAGCGTTATTGAGGGCGTTCAATAGAGGAGGTGGAGCAAATGCCTGATTATGCTGAAATTGGCGGGGTTCTATTCCGTGCCTTCCCTGCAAACGCGGGGCAGTTGAAGGCATTTTATCCGCACGATGGCATGACGAACGCGGTTATGACCATCGAATATGAGCATCATGAGATACACGGCGGTTCGATGTTTCGGGCGGGGGAGAACGCAAGTCTTGAAAACAACGGAACGCGGTCTATCCTGATCGTAACGCCTGACACAACCAAATGGGCTCACCTACAATACAGCCTGTCATCTACCCTTGAGGTTGAGTTTGAGTTTTATGAGGATGGAAACATAACGGGAGGGACGGCAGTCACGACCTATAACCGCAACCGCAATAGCAGCACGGTATCGGGTGTCCTGGTTTACCATACCCCGACCATCACCACCACCGGAACGCTTTTAGCGCAGCGCAGGGAGGGTGCGGGCAAGTCCGCTGGAACACAAACGCTTGGCGTTGCCGAATGGATACTCAAACAAAACGCAAAGTACCTGTTTCGGGTGACATCACGGGCTGGGGCAGGAACGACAAACTATATAAACTGGTGGATCGTTTGGTATGAACATACATCGGTGATAACATGACATATACAGACGTAATTCTCACGGTTATTGCGGTCTTCATCATGCTGGACTGGTTGCAAGATACCACGCTTGGGCGTGTAATTGTCCATTGGATCAAGAAAAAACTTGGCTGACATACTCGAAACAACCCGCATTTTCAAAGCCGCCTTGATGCGGAAAGAGGGCGCGGCGGTCGACAGGATCATCTCAAACTACCAGCACTTGTACGACCGCCTGCAGTCGGATATTGATGCGCTGATGTCAAAGATCGCAGAGTTGGATGCTCCGACCGTTGCCCAGGTGCGCAAATTGGCGCAATACAACCGGCTACTGAATAATATCGAGGAAGAACTTGTCACGTATGCCCAATGGTATGAGGTTGAGTTGGGGACACATGCGCGGGCGGCGATAACCCAGGCGGTTGATGATACCCTCAAAATGGTTCGGTTGTCGGCTGGCGAAGGCGAAATTCTTTCAAACTGGCGTGAACTGAAGCCGGAGATCATCGAGCAGTTGCTGGGCTTCCTGGACAAAGATGGTGAGTTGTACAAGCGGCTGCGGGCGACTGCCCCATATACCCGTGAGCAGGTGGCGAAGGGGATATTAGAAGGGGTGGCGCGTGGGTACAACCCCGTGAAGACCGCCAAAACCATCCTAAATAAAATGGGGATGCCGCTTACCGATGCGATCCGAACCATGCGCACGGTCCAATTATGGGGGTATCGGGAAGCGAGCAGAGCAAGTTATGTGGCAAACCCAGAGGTGGTAACCGGATGGATATGGTACGCGGCGCTGGATACCGAAACCTGCGGGGCGTGTATCGCCATGCACGGAACCAGGCATAGCGCCGACGAGGTGCTTGACGACCACTATAACGGGCGTTGTTCGATGATCCCAATAACGATCACGAACCCTAACCCCGATATTGAAAGTGGGATAGAATGGTTTAGTAAACTGGATGAGGACAAGCAGCGGGAAATATTGGGCGACAGCAAGTATGAAGCCTGGAAAGATGGCAGGTTTGACCTTGACCAGTTGACGCACCAGAAGGATGAACCCGTTTATGGTACGATGCGGTTCGAGCGAAGTTTGAAGTCTTTACTCGGAGAGGAAGATGAATAGAACAGATGTTTTTGTTTTCGTCTTCAAGCAAGCGATGGTTTTTTACACCCTCGGCTACTTCTACCAATTCGCCGCGATGGATCATGACGATACCGAGTGCGTCTACACCTGGCGCGGATTGATGGATAACACGCGGGCGGAATGGAGCCGATAACCCCAACCCGTGAGTTTTGGATGTGCTTGCGAAATGCCCTTTTGAGCGTTGTTGATGCCATCGAGCGGATGCTGGACATAACGCCAACAACCGCTCAAATTCGGCGGCAGGCACGCGGGAGGTGCGAAGACACCCTGTAATGGCATGTTATAATAGTATTAATTGAATATGGTTATCTTTCGAGAGAGCCGCTTTTTTGTGATAAGCCCGCGAGGGAATGTCACAGGAAAGCGGCTTTCACATTTGAACGGAGGCGAGATGCCAGAAGAAACAAATGTCCCGACCGAGATGGTTGAGACAAAACCAGAAGCACCCGCCGCAGAGCCGCCGACCGAGACGGTCGAAAGCCTGAAGGCGCAGTTGGAAACCGTAGCAAAGGCGCTAAAGGAGGCGAACAGCGAAGCCGCCAAACGCCGAAAACGACTGGATGAACTCGAAACCGCCGAAACCCAACGGAAGCAAGCCGCGATGACCGAAGCCGAACGGATGAAGGCGGAATTAGAACGAACCCAGGCGGAACTGAAACTAACACAACGCGCAATACTCCAGCGCGCAGTCGCTGACGAAACCGGTTTACCGGCGGTATTTGCGGATCGTTTGAGGGGAGAAACCCCTGACGAACTGAGGCAGGATGCGGAAGCGCTGCTTAAGTCGATCCCCAAACAACCGAAGCCGCAACCAGGGACAACCAACCCAGGAAGCGGGCGAACAGGCGAAACTGACGCACAGCGGAGGATGCGACTCGGTTTATAGGAGATTAAACCATGCCTCTAAATATTTGGTCTGACGTAAGTTCGATCTCAAACAGCGTCCGCGAGGATGCACTGTTTGTAGTTCGGGAAAGCCTTTTCCTCGAACCGCTTATTACCGTCTTTCGTGACATGGCTGGAATGAACCCGCGCATCGGGTATCAGTATAACCAAGGTACGGCGGTGGCGGTAAGCGATGCCGATGATCTCACCAGCAAAGCCTTCACCCCGTCCGCACTCGAAACCCTGACACCTTCCGAAATTGGGTTGCAGTTTTTCATTAGCGACCAGCGCGCCGAAAGCGAAGCACCGGAGAACATCCTGGCGGATGCTTCCCGCGAATTGGGTTATGCTGCGACCGACAAAATTTTATCCGACCTGGTTGGGGACTTCGCCTCTTTGACCGGCGGAACTATTGGCGCGGCTGGCTCGACGATCACTTGGTCGTACATGGCTGCTATGATTGCCAAAGCGCGCAATGCTAATAAGTCATCCAGCGTGCCGTTGTCTGCCGTCATTCATGGCTACCATTGGGCTGCGTTGGCGAAGTCTGCAAGCGTGGCTGGCGCGACCGTTGCTGTTGCTCCTGGTTTCCAGGAGGAAGTTACCCGCACCGGCAAAGTTGCCGAGTTTATGGGTGTGCCGATCTACCAAACGTTCCAGTCACCAGACTCAGCCGACGACTTCAAGCCAGGGGTATTCCCACGGATCGCTATCGCCATTGACTGGCGGAGGCCCATTCGGGTTGAGGCGGTGCGCGACGCTTCACGGCGCGGTATTGAATTGAACATGAGCGCCGTGTATGCTCATGGCGTCTGGCGTCCGTTGGTTGGCGTCCAGGGCATCTTTGACGCACAGGCTCCGACCGGTGTATAAGGAGATATAAACAATCGGTGTATAAGGAGATATAAATAATGGCTAACGAAACCTTCCCTATTTACGGGCTCTTCCCCGCCGGTACGGTTGCAGTTGGCACGACCCTTTCATGGGTTGCCAAAGCGCCAGCAGATGCCAAAGGTGGCGGGTATACCATCCTCGAAGGCGGGGTTATCACCAACGCGACCAACGCCGCGGGTTCAGCGCCGCAGTTCCGGGTACTTAAGTACTCGGCTGCAGGTGCCGTGACCGGAACGATCGTGGCGACCCAGGTGCCGGGTACGGCTGCCCTGACTGCTGATGTTCCATCTACCTTCACGATCACCAATGGCTGGGTGGATGGCGGCGAGTATATCGTCGTCGAGCGGGGCGGAACGGCTGTTTCAGCTACTTCCGCGAAACAAGAAATTTACCTGACCGCCGCGATGGGTCGGTAAGATGATATGCGCCAGGATAGGCTTGCAACCGAAAAGGGGTTACTCCCGCCCCCTGCCTGGCGCTTTTGGGGAGTATCGTGAGGGAGAGCGATGAGAATACTCATACATAGTAACGCGATGTGGGCGAAGACTGGCTATGGTTGCCAGTCTAACCAGATATGCCAACGGTTCATGGCTGACGGTCATACTATCGGGCATTCGTCATACTACGGGTTAGAGGGTTCTGTATTGAACCTGAATGGGATAAAAATATACCCAAGGGCTGCCGACCCTTACGGCAACGACGTTATCTGGCATCATGCCCGAAACTTTGGAGCGGATATAGTCATGCCACTCATGGATCAATGGGTACTGGACGTATCAACCATGCCCCAGGGTATGCGATATGTACCCTGGTATCCAGTCGACCATGATCCATTACCGCAGAACGTTAAAAACGTTATATCAAAAGCGTACAAACGAATAGCCATGTCCCGCTTTGGCGAGAGACTTACCAGGGAAGCGGGGCTGGACTGTTATTATGTCCCTCACGGGGTGGACACGAAAGCATTTTACCCCGTTGATCGGGCTGAAGCACGCAAGCGGTTAGGGCTGCCAGAAAGCGCCTATATTATCGGTACAGTTGCCATGAACAAGGGTAACCCGTCCCGTAAGTGCTTCCCGCAATTACTGGAGGCGTTTGCTAGTTTCAAGTCACGCCATACCGACGCGATCTATATACTCCATACCCAGGTTGTCGGCGCTGGCGGGGTGAACATCCCTAACCTATGCGCCGGTCTTGGGTTGGAATTTGGCAAGGACGTGATAGTACCCGAACAGTACGGGCTGCTGCTTGGCTATGGCGACGACTTCATGCGGGATATGTACTCGGCTATGGATGTGCATCTACTTGTAAGCATGGGAGAGGGTTTTGGCGTGCCTATCATCGAAGCCCAGGCTTGCGGTACTCCGGTTATCGTAGGGGACTGGACTGCCATGCCCGAACTGGTTTTTAGTGGTCGGGTTGTGGACAAGTCAGATAGCGAGCGTCAATGGACAGGCGCGGAGAGTTTTCAATTCATCCCCCACGTGCGGGGAATTGAGCGAGCGCTGGAAATGGAACGCAAGCAGCCATCACCCAGGGATAGGGCGGTAAAGGGTGCGGCGCAGTACGATGCCGACCTTATCATGAGCAAGTATTGGAAGCCGGTACTGGTTGACATCGAGAAAAACATCTGCCACGATAACATGGTACGGATGCAGGAGATACTTGACCGTCCAGACCTGCCCGAAAGCGAGCGCGTGAATGTTGGTGGCGCGCTTGAAGCAAACACCAAACGATACGCCGAACTGACCGAGGCGAGCCATGCGTGACGCGATCATCATCCAGCAAACGTTTTCAAGCGGCGAGTTTGGCGAAATGCAGCGCCTTACTTTGATGCGCCATACCGCTTATGCCAGATCAAGGGAAATGGACTATTGGGCGATCCTGGGCGACTACCCCAAAGAGATATTCTTCGGTAGTTGGGGCAAGATCAAACTGGTTCTCAATGCCCTCGAACAGGGATACCGGCACGTCTTTTGGGTTGATGCAGATGCAGCGATCATGGACTTTTCCACCGACCTGCGTGATGCACTGAAAGACGGCGGAAAGATCGGGGCATGTTTACATGATGCCCCTCACTTCCCATCAATGGGCATCGCCCCTCACCTTAACGTGGGGGTTCTGTATTTCAAGAACGCGGATATAACCCGTCAGTTTTGCGCCGACTGGCTGAGCCGATACCCAGGCGATCGGCGGTGGATGGAGCAGGGCGCTTTCAATGACATGGTGAAGGAAGCCGAGTACAAAGAGTTGGTTGTAACCCTGCCTGACAAATGGAACGCGACTATTGACGTGAATATGTGTCCCAACCCCGTTATCAAGGGTTGGCACGGGATCATGCCCTGGGCACGGAGAACTGAAATGATGCGGATGGATTTAACGGACGACTTTCGTAAGTTCCGCCCATAAGGAGGTGAAACGGTGACAGCAAGAACTGGAATGGCAACGATCATCCTGGAGTTGAGAGGGATGACTGACGCGGGTACTGCCGACTTCACCGCCGGAACGGTCACGTATTGGACCGATGACCACCTTCAAACTATCCTCGACCGCAATGTCAGGCTGATGGAACGAACCCCCCTTGTTGCCTTCCCCAGGTATGACAGTACCGGCGGGACGCTGCAATACTTCGAGTACCGTTCAACTTATGGCAACATCGAGAGTGGAACGCCCCCCGTCTTTGGGTTGTCGGATGGCTCTGGTTCGGCGGTTGGGACATCTGGATATACCGCCGATTATACCCAGGGTGTTTTCACTTTCACCGCTGACCAGGGCGGTACATCGTACTACCTGACCGGAAGGTCATACGACCTAAACATGGCGGCGGGGGCGGTCTATCGTCAGAAGGCGGCGAAGGCTGCATCCTATTTTGACTTCTCGACCGATAACCATTCTGTGAAGCGGTCGGCTCTTGTGAAGCAATACCTATCAATGGCTGAATACTACGAGAGCCAGAGCGGGATGCAGGTTATCCCACATGAGCGGGGCGACTATGCTGCCTAGTAATGATCTTGAGTACATCCGGTCTAGTATCGAGTTGCTTCTTCCCGATACCTGCAACATCCTTTCGGTTACAAGGACGGCTGATGGGTTCGGAGGCTGGACAGACACCTGGGGTACGGCAACGGTTGGGGCTGCCTGCCGAGTGGATCCGCTAAAAGGACTGGAAAACATAACGGCTGAGGCGCTTCGACCATTCCACCCATACATCATGACCCTGGCACATGACGTGACCATAAATGAGCAGTCGCGGGTAGAGTGGAACGGGAACACCTATAACGTGACCAGCGTTAATGTGAACTCATGGCAGGGATGCAAGCGGGTAGCATTGGAGATCGTATGAGCGTCAATGTCAAACTGGACACCAAAGAGTTAGACCGAATTGCGGCGGGGCTGAATACCAATATCCAGGCTGTGATGGAGTCGTTGGCATTTGACATCGAGGCGACGGCTAAACCACAAGCGCCATATTTGACCGGCGCACTTCGATCAAGCATCTACACCGCGACCCAAAACAGCAATACGCCGCCAAAAGTGACGGGGGCAAGGACTTACAAGCATCCATCGCCGCAAAAAGGCGGCAAGGTGTTTGCTAGAGTCGGTCCGAGCGTGGAATATGCGAGCGCGGTTGAGTTTGGACACAGAACGGTCAACAACAAGCACGTTGCCGCCCGTCCCTTTCTAATTCCAGCCGTAGAAAGCGTGGCTCACAAGGTCAATTCGGGCGAGTTGTGGCGAAAGTTGTTCGAGGGTAAATGAGTACATCAAACGCGGTTGCCCAGGGTATATACACCAAACTAACCGCAGGGACGGCGCTCACGGCGTTGCTTGCAGGGACGGCGTCGGTTTACTGGATGCAAGCGCCGGATAACGCAACCATGCCCTACGTGGTTTATAACCACCAGGGCGGAGGGGCGATCAACAACAACCCGCACGATACCAGGGACATGGTGTACTACATCCGGGCATACGCCGCCCGTCAAAACCTGGCGGGGTCAATAGACACAGCCATATCAAACCTTCTACATCGAGGAACGATCACGGTATCGGGTTACAGTACCCTGCGGGTTGTTAGAGAAACAGACATAGAAATAGTTGATAACGCGCTGAATGGGTCAAAGACTTACTCATGCGGCGCGATCTATCGTATCTTGTTGGACAATTAAGGAGATAAAACATGCCTGCTTATGTTGGTTCTATCGCAGTACTGCAATGGGTTCAAGCGGCAGCGACCACAACGTATAACACCGACTTTCGTTCGATCACCTATGCGCCATCGGTGGCGCTGGTTGATGAAACCGCCGGGGCAGATGCGAACAAGTTGTACCTTGCGGCTCAAAAAGACGGCAAACTCGACTTCAAGGGTGTCTACCAGTCGACTGGTACGACAAACTGGTTTGCGGCTAACGAAGGCAATGTTGGCACGTTGCTGTTTTCGCCCGAAGGCACGGCTGCGGGTAAGCAAAAGTTCACAATACCAGCGATCTCGATGGGTGGAAACCTAAACGTTCCATATGACGGGGTCGTCGAGTTGTCGATCTCTTGGCAGCAGAACGGCGCACGCACGGAGGGAACGAACTAATGATAACACTATCTGACGGGAGACAGATAACCATTGACCTGAACCACGTCACCATCAGGCAGTTCCGGTCGTTGTTCGATACGGGTTCAACCGATGAAAGCAGCGACCGGATCATCGCCAAATGCGCGGGGCTTGAATACGATGACCTGCTCAATTTGCCATATCCAGACTACCGGCGGGTGTTTGCCGAGTTTTTGGAGAGAGCCAGAAACCCACTCGCTGACCCAAACTTGCAAAGCGGGTCTACTTCGCCTTAATCGGGCAGGGCGACCCGCCGGTCGAGGTGGTTACATGGTCGATGGCGGAGAGGTTTGGATGGACGCTGGAGTACATTGACGGCTTGCCTTTAGCGAGGCTGCACGAATGGTCACAGATCGAGGATGCGCGGGTAAAGGCACAGAGGTATAAGAACGAATGAGCCAAAAGGTTGCCTCAATTTATGCTGAGTTAACGGTCGATTCTTCGAAGGCTGAGAAGGGGCTGAAGGACACCAGAAACGCGCTATTGGAAACCGAAAAGGCGGCAAAAGACGCGGGCAAAAACATCGGCAGCGTAAAGGAATCACTTGGCGGCGTTTCAGAGGAATCAAACAAAACCAAAAGCGGATTAAAGGGTGTAAAGGATTCGCTTTCTGGGGTGTCAGAAGAATCAACCAAAACGAAAACAAAAATTAAAGAAGTCAAAAACGCCCTCACCGAAACCGGAAGCGCATCGGGTGACCTAAAAAAGGGGTTGAGCGATGTACTGAAAGAGTTTACCGGTTTGTCGTTATCTTCTTTGTCGCTTGCTGGTGGTGTTTTGGCGGTCGGCATGGCGCTGAAAAGCGTTGTCACCCAGGCGATGGAGGCTCAGCGGGTTGATGCAACCCTGCAAGCGGTCATCAAGGCGACTGGACAGGCGGCAGGTTATACCGCCGACCAAATTAACGATATGTCAGTCGCATGGATGCGGCAGACCGGAATTGATGATGAGGTAATTAAGAGCGCGTCAACGGTTTTGTTGACGTTCCGCGCAATCGGGCGAGATGTATTCCCTCAGGCGATGGAAGCCGCGATGAATATGTCGGCGGTTATGGGGCAAGACTTACAATCGTCCATCGTGCAGGTCGGCAAGGCGTTGCAAGAGCCGATTGAGGGTGTATCAGCATTGCGGCGTGTCGGTGTGCAGTTGACCGATGAACAAGAGAAATTAATCAAGTCGTTCATGGAAGTTGGAGACCTGGCATCTGCACAAAAAATTATTTTACAGGAATTGTCACTAGAATTTGGCGGGGCGGCAAAGGCGGCAGGAGAAACGTTTGCTGGAAGCCTGAACAAACTGAAAGGGGAGTTCAACAATTTGGCTGAGGAAATAGGCGGGCATTTGATCCCCGTCTTGACCAATGCAACGAAGGCGATGACCTTGATGCTATCATGGGATGATCGGGTGCGGATTGCCCTGAACGAACATGCAGGGGTGACGGCGAAGACCGCCAAATCATACGAGGACTACATCGCTGAGATGCAACGAGCCGCCAAAGAAGCAGGTTACGCGGTCGGGATTAACGGCGATCTTGTAAAGGTTTATCGGCGCGGAAGTGAAGAAGTTGAAATTATCACTCAGAAGAAGTACGCTCTGTCAAAGGTTGAGTATGAATTGGTGCAGAACACCGATAAATACAACGGGATGATCGGGACGCAAGATGACATCATGCCCAGGCTGACCGAAAAAGTAATTCAGAATACAGACGCAGTCAAAAAACAAAAAGACGAGTTTGCCAAATCAAACGAAGCCCTAAACTTAAGGTTGATGTTGCAGGGCGAATTGACAAAGTCGAACGAACGATACAACGAACAGTTGAACGGACTGAACAAGAAACTAAACGAGTACAAAGAGCGCATTGCCGAATTAGAGAAACTACCCTGGAAGACTGACGCGCAAAAGAAGGAACTGAAAAGCCTGCAAGATGGCGTATTCGATGTCACGAACGAAATTTCTAACCTGAAAGTTGAACACGACAAGCAAACGAAGCAATGGTTACTCAATGTACTCCAGCAGAAGTTGGCGCTGTTAGGGCTGAAAGATGCTGGTTTGGGGATCATAACGGAACTAGGAAAATCGTGGGGGGTAATAACCGACGAGGAATATAACGTGCTGAAGGGCATCGACCAGATCATCGGAAGCACAAATAATGAAAAAGAACTGGTTGAAAAAATACTAAACTATCTACGCAACATTAACGGTACGATGTCGAAAGCGGTGGTTCACATCCTGACTATTGAAGAAACATTGTATATCACATCTGGACAAGGATATGAAGGAAACCAAACCAACCTCGCTCTTGCAGGAAGGAATAGGTTTTTACAAAAGGCAACCGGCGGGGTTGTCGGCTATCCTTCTGCGGCAGGAGGGGCTTCCTTCACAGTTCCCCCAGGTGCGCCGGGCGACTCTGCCTGGATACGGGTATCATCTGGCGAGCAGGTGACGGTTGTGCCCCAGGGCGACAAACACAAGCAGGGCGACCAGAAGGTAACGATTAATTTGAACGTCAATTCTACAATGGACGCGCACATGATGGCGCGGCAGGTTGCACGCGTCTTACAAGGGATATAAATTATGGCACATGCGCTTACGATCACAGAAAGCGGAACGATAAACCTGGCAAGCACAGCCACGAGCGGGGTGTATATCCGGCTGATGGAATATACCCCCCAAGTCGGGATGGAAATTGGCGATAATGCAACGATTGTCGAATCTGCCCAAATCGAAATTGTTGGGACGGCGGCATCTGACATCAATGCGGTCTATGGGTCGATCAACCGGTATTTGCATCAAGCGAGGTTGTGGCAGAACTCGACCGCTGGAACGCCCGTATTTCTGAATTACCAGCCAGACGGTTATACATCGTCTTTTCGGTCTGAAATGCTGGACGGGCAAATTCAGATCGTCAATGGCGGTATGAACTATCCCCGCTGGAACTCATATCGGGCATTATGTGACATTACCTGGCAACGGCGAAACTATTGGGAGGGGACACTAACCGCCGCCACGTTATCCAATCCGAACGGAACAACGGCGGCGGGGTTGTCGATGTTTATTGTCAATGATGGTACGGCGGTCGGGAGCAACACCCGCCGGAACTATGCCAATATCGCGTCGAATCAGATCACCGGCGACCTGCCAGCACCGGCAAAAATTGAGATGGATGGTACAACCGACCTGGTGACCGCCCGCAATTTTTATCTCACAAACACATTTTCTAGCAATTCTGGAACAAACGGCTTTTGCGTCTTCATCGAAACCAATACAATGGGGTCGGTGGCTGGGTATATGTTTCCTGGCACAGCGACGGCAGGAACGGGGAAATATTCAAACTCTGACGCACGCTACGGAACGATTACGGTCGGTTCAACTATGGCGATGGTTGGAACGATCACCAGCGCCAACCTTGCTGGGGTTGGCGGTCAAAACGTGGCGGTTTTCCTGGGTGGGCAGATAGACTATGCCCAGGTTACAACCCACGTCACCGCTACATCTGGATCGGATGTATACTATCGGGCGGATTGGGCGGTAAACCTGGGCGACCCGATATATACGATCATGACATCGCCCTGGGTTGGCATTGATCCAACATATCAGGGAGCAGAAGCGTTTGCTCCGCTTCTGTTTGGCGTCGTGAAACACCCGTTTTATGACCATGCCACATATCCGGTTTACGATGAGAAAATTACCGTTTACGCCAAATGCGGAGGGACGGCGAACATCCCAACGCTGCTTGATTATGTTGCTTTCGTAGCGTTCGATAGCATTGTATATGCCGGAACGTATAGCAACACCTACGGTGCGACCGCACCAACGGTCATTGACCCTTACGTTGGCGGGGTGAGTTATGTTGATAACGTTGCACCAGGGAATTACATATCGTCATTTATCTCACCAGTTGGGATGCTTCACCTATACCCAAACAAAAACCAACAGGTACGGGTTTGGGGGATGCGCGAATATGATGAGGACTTGGGAAGGTTTACCCTCAAACTATCCTATCGCCCCAGGAGATTGGCGCTATGAATTGCACTTGGTTTGATCGGTCTGGTGTACAAACCCCGCTGCAGCCAGTTGTCCAGGTCGACGCGCTGAATTGGGACGCCTTCGGCGGGAGCGATACGGCGACCCTGTCAGTTGATCAGGGCGGGTATGATGCCTGGATGATGCTGAATTATCTCAAATATGGGGTGGACGTTTATGATGAGCAAGCCCGCTGGCTATGGGGCGGTTACGTCCATGCCGTGACCGTGACCGATGACGGGGTGACAGTTGGGGCGAGCCTGGACAACCTGTATAACTCGGTTGTGGTGCAATATTCCACGACAACCATGTCAGGCACAACGCCATCAACCACCCAGGGGACAACGACGGCGGGGACAGATTCAAATAGCATCGCCACCTATGGGCAAAAGTCGATCATCCTATCGCTCAACAACGCGCCAGCAGCCCAGGGGACGGCGTACCGCAATACATTCTTGGAGTTTCACAAAAACCCGCCAATGGTGACGACAAACCAGGGTGGAGCGCCGAAGGCGACCATAGAATTAAAAGGCTGGGTACATACCCTGGAGTGGTTGTATTATTCCAACGCTGGCACAACCACCGCCGATACCGTGACGCAAATTCAGAACATCATAATCTCGCAAACCCAGGTGGCTGGCGTTATCCTCGATGCGACATCATCGGGAGTTAGTACAAACCAGTATCGGGACGGGGCGGTATCCTGCATGACTGAAATTAAAGAATTACTGGAAGTTGGAACGAGTACCAAAACCAGGCTGCTGCTGGAAACGAACCGCCAGAAAAGAATTAGAATTTACGCTGAGCCAACAGCCGATGAGTATGTTATTCGGAGAAATGGGTTGATCTATGACCTGAACAATACGGTTATCCCCTCTCACCTTGTCAGACCTGGTAAATGGGTTCGGATGGTTGGGGTGTTACCCGCGACGGTTGGCGCATCCTGGTTCACCAATTCGCGGAGGTTCATGATCGAGCGGGTTGGATGGACAAGGGGGTCAGAGAAGGCATCCATCACCCCGCGAGGATCACCAGATCTGCAAACGTTATTTGAGGTGGCGGAATGATCGACTTACAGCAATTATGGTTGAAAATTAAGCCATTAGTGGTTGGCTTGATAAGCCCAGGGTGGACAACCTACACGCCAGCCTTGACAGCAACCACAACAAACCCGACACTTGGGTCTGGGTCGACTGCTACTGGACGTTACACCGTACGCGGCGATACAGTTGAGGCAGAATGTTATCTTGCTTTTGGTTCGGGCATGAACGCTGGGTCTGGTAATTATCTGGTGTCGTTGCCTGTAACGGCGAATTACTTTGCATCATATCAAAAGGTTGGCTATGGGTTTGCTTTTGATGTAAGCGCGAATGTGTCGAGTGTATTTGTTGCCCAAATTAACAATACAGACACAACAAAAGCGATGCTCGTATATCACGGCGGGGACGTTATGAAAAACACCGCTCCTTTTGCGTGGGCGCAGTCTGATCAAATAAACATCGTGTTAAGTTATCGAATTTAACTGGGGTAAATGATGAACAGATACGAGAAAATGGCGCTTGGGGTTGATATATCCCACTATCAACCGGTCGTGGATTACTCAAAACTTGCCAAAGACTTTGACTTTGCGATTGTGCGATGCGGCGGCGGGGACGGCGAATCAGACAGCAAATTCGCCGAACACGTCCAGGGATGCTACGATGCAGATATTCCTGCGATGGCTTATTACTGGTTCGACCCGATTCCGTATTTCAGGTGGGGGTTGAACAACCTGCCAGAGCCGAAAGATGATCCATGTTTGACTCATCTCAAACACCTGCTTCAGTACAAGGCGATCCACGTCATTTTCATCGACATCGAGCAGTGGTGGGCGGATTGGGGAAAGTATTATGACTTTCTTGCCAAAAAGATCGCGGGGAGCGATGTTCCGCTTGTATCACCAGCCTGGATGCAGAAAACCATCGACTTGTTTTTGAACCACATCCAGGATGATCCTGTTTTGAAAAATTATCCATTGATCGTCTACACCGCCAAACACTTCACCGACCGGTATCAATCCGTTGATGTTGCAAACCAGTTATCAAAATATTGCATTTGGGTTGCAAACTATCCAGCCGAGTCATACCCGCCATGCACAACGCACCTGAAAGACAGGGTTGAATTGGTAAATTACCTGCCAAAAGACACCACAAACCCCGTACTATTCGGAACGGCGCAATGGTCATTCTGGCAGTTTTCAGGTGACCGGCTCACTCTGCCTTACATAACCGACACGCTGAAGCGACCTTCGGGGATGGACTTCAACCTTTACAACGGCACTAAAGAAAAACTATATGACTGGCTTGGTATCACGGTTGCACCGCCGGTTGAACCGGAGCCTGAGCCTGAGCCAGACCCCGAAGAACCTGGGCAGGATGATGATTTGAAATTCACCCCAGAAGACCGCCAGATGTTGCGGGAAATTTGGGGGATGCTAGACAAGATCATGGCTTGGTTCGAGTCATTCTAAAAAACAATGAAGACCATTCTGATATTCTCTGACGCTCACGTCAATTCGTGCGTTGGACTATCCCCGCGCACGGTCACGCTGGATGACGGCGGTACATACCTATCATCACCAGGGCAGTCATGGATTTGGGATAACTGGCAAGCCTTGATCGAGCGGGCGGCGGAGTTGCGCAAAACCCGCGAGATCGTATTGGTATCAAACGGCGATCTATGCGAAGGCGATAAACATGACAGGTCATACCAGATCATCACCAAAAACCCCTCGACGATCGTTAAAATGACGACCGAAGCCATCGCCCCGCTTGTACAAATTGCAAGCGGGGTGTTTTTTGTCAGAGGGACGGCGGCGCATGTCGGGAAGTCCGGCAACCTGGAAGACCTTACCGCCGATGGCTTTGATAGCACGGTCCGCCCGGAAACAAACGGGGCTGCATCCTGGTTCTATTTGCCATTGGAGGTTGAGGGGGTCAGGTTTGACATCGCTCATCATGCCACAATGGGCGGGCTGCCCTGGACACGGGCAGGAAACGTATCAAGATACGCCAGCCGGATATTCTACGAATACTCCGCAACGGGGCGGGCGATCCCTCACCTGGTTGTCAGGTCGCACATGCACCGGTGGGGGGATAGTTATGATGCTGCTCCTTGCAGGGTATTATTTACCCCAGCCTGGACGCTGGCGAGTGAGTTCATCAATAAGATCGCTCCAGGTGCTCTTGCTGAAATTGGGGCGGTGTTCATCCATTGCGAAGATGGAAAATATGAGGTCGAGAAGTTCGAGATCAAGCCGCAGAGAAGGGTTTGGGTGGTAGCATGACGGTAGACTTACGACTTGGCGATTGTCTTGAGGTGATGCGCCAGATGGAAGACAAAAGCATAGATTTTATCTTCACCGACCCGCCTTATGGACATAATAATAATAATAATAACGACCTAATTCATAGGCGGGAGGCTGCCTTAGGCAAAGAAAAATATGTCCAAGATGACTGGGCGCGTCCGATTGCAAATGATGGGGCAGAGGCAAACGATATTTACAAGAAATTTCTAGTTGAAGCCAACCGCCTTCTAATGCCTGGTTGTTGCTGCTGCTGCTGCGGCGGCGGTGGCGGTCCTGACCCACAATTCGGGCATTGGTCATTATGGATGGACGAAATAATTGGGTTCAAGCAGGCGGTTATTTGGGACAAAGGACCGATAGGTATGGGGTGGCACTATCGGCGGTCGTATGAGATGGTTCTTGTTGCGGAAAAACCAGGTGCGCCTTGCCGATGGTATGATACTTCTCACAAGGTAGAAAACATTATAAGGGATATTAGAAAAATTATCCCAAACAAAAACAACCATCCCACAGAAAAACCGGTAGAATTAGCGCGTCGGTTTATTCGTTTGCACACTCGACCTGGGGACACTGTGCTAGATCCATTCATGGGAAGCGGAACGACCGGCGCTGCTTGTGTCCAGATGGATAGAAATTTTATCGGTATTGAGATAGACCCTAAATATTTTGAGATGGCACAAAAGCGGATAACAGAAGCCCAGGCACAATTAAGACTAGAGGGTGTATGACAACAGAAGACGATCTACTTGCAGAGGTTTGGGCGGCGTTGGAGAAGCACATCGACGCGCCGCCAGGGGAGGGGGAGTTTACAACCTCCCAGTTCGCCGAAAGGTTCGGGATGGAGAGGCGGCAGGCTGAAAACAAACTGCAGTCCATGACCGAGAGCGGGGTACTTGCTTTCAGGAAGTGCGGACATATCAACGTTTACCGGCTGAAATAGGGATAAAATATCTTTTTTTCAATTTTCACGCCTATTTCTTCGTATTCCGCAACTCTAATAAGTGCGGACTTTCGAGGATTGGCATAACTCAGGCTGCTGAATTTCTCGATGTGGTCTGATATATACCCAAATTGTTTTTTATCTATTTTCAAGATATAAGTGTTAGAAAACTTATCATAAGTTAAGGTGTTGTCCATCTCGTATCTCCTTTTTTCTAATCTCTAATAGTATTATACATATAAATTATCCTTGTCAATATGGAATATCGTACATACGAAAACTCTAATGTAGTGTTCTAAAATGTTCTACGTGGAATAAAAGAACCATAATTGATATATTTCATTGTATGGGCTTCCTGTGGTCATACAGGGGTATCGTAGGGCTGTTTTCTGGTGTTCTAACAATAAAAAGAGGGGGGGCTGTGGTAACCCCCCCCTATCGGGAGAACGGGCTTGCACCGCCCTTAGCGGGAGGAAGGAGAACCCGCTTGATGCTTCATCCCCGCCCGAAGTAGACGAACACGACCAGCGCCGCCGTCAGCCAGACAACGGTGACGCATAAGCCGACCATGATCCAATAGATGACCCTGGCGATCTTACTCATCGCGGTTGTCCTCATGGTATTGTACGGCTTGCTGATACTCCATGATGCCGGTTCCTTCGCAATAAGCGCAGTTGAAGACATCGGGAAGAATCTGGGTATTGGGTATTATAACGATCCCGTTGCCTTCGCAGGCTGGACATTCGGTATATTCGCTCGTATCGTCTGGCATTAGTTTTCCTCCCCGATCATGTCTAGCAAGTGCTGAGCCTGCCACTTGCGTTCGGCAGCCCAGGCGGCATCCCAGGCGGCAGCCCTGGCGGCAGCCTTGGCAGCAGCCTTGGCGGCAGCCCAGGCGGCATCCCCGGCGGCAGCCCAGGCGGCAGCCCCGGCGGCAGCCTTGGCGGCAGCCCAGGCGGCATCCCCGGCGGCATCCCAGGCGGCAGCCCAGGCGGCATCCCAGGCGGCAGCCCCGGCGGCAGCCCCGGCGGCATCCTTGGCGGCAGCCCCGGCGGCAGCCTTGGCAGCAGCCTTGGCGGCATCCTTGGCGGCAATTAGTTCTATTTTTGTTGCCAACCCATCCGCATATCTTCGGGTGGTCTCAATCGCCGCCTCCGGTCGTTTATCGTCTGGATATTTTCTCTTCCAAACTGGGAGAACCCGCTCGGCACAATCACAGGCAAAAATCTGTTGTGTACGTTCGTTCCACTTTGGGTGAACCAGATATAATAATCCATCCGGCACAATCCCTGCCTTCAGATCGCTGATGATCTGAGCGTTGACGATCCTATGGCGGGTGTAGTTTGCCCGAACCCAGGTTGCTATCTTATCGGCTATTGCTTCGCTGGTGTCATGCGTGACCCGGATGACGACACTATCATCATCCAGCCATTCCCCCTCGTAATACTTTGGCGGGTGGTGCGTCTTGATAATAGTATCGTGGCTGGTAAGAACGCCGTCGGTCAGGATAGACAACCCGTTTGGGGTCGGAACGATCAAAAACGATAAAAATTGGCACATTTGCTTTCTCCTTTTGGCGGGTGTGCGTCCACATGCTAAACAGAAAACATTGTATGTATTTCTTCCTGGGTCATCGTGCAACCAGAATTATAGTAATTCCGAATAAAATCCAGTTGTTTCGCTTTCCCGTGTTCAGCATATCCCATCGCCGCGATCCAAAGTGGTAACATTCCGCGTATGATAGATTTAAGGTGTTCTTCATTTACGTGCGGCTCGTTTTTACTTTCCTGCGCTTGCAAGCAGGCTTCATAAGCACGGTTGTAAATTTCGGTTACGGCATCCCTGTCTTTTATGTGGCGTTTAATGGCTTTAAGGACTGGAACCATCAGTAAATCTATATTTTTATTGCCTTCCATCGTTTCTCTCTTCTCCTTTGCTTTCTCCTCTGGCGGGTGTGCATCCACCCGCCTGTATTCCGAACTGGGCTTTATTCTATCCCCAGGGCGATGATGTCCTGGATGCAGTCAAGTTTCGTTTTAGTTTCGTCATGGGCTTCGGGCGTAAGCCCGTTGTGTTCGAGCCGTTTCTTCAGCCCGATCACCCTTACCCGCAGGTCTTGGATCGGCATCGACATATACGGCGTTCCGTCCGATGATAGCAGGCTGGCGGCTGTTTCGGCTGCGATGCGGGTTGACTTCCAGTCTGCTTTCCTGCGATCTAACAGCGGAATTTCATGGGGGGCTGGTTCTGCGGTTTTTGGTTGGGGTTCGGTTGGTTTGACCAGAACTTCGCCTGTCAATTCGGCAATAATATTGCTCGCTTCCTCTGGTGGTTTTGTGGCTGGTTGAACTTCAGACCAATCGGCGGTTATCTCATTGCTATCGTCTGCCGCTTCAATTACAACCCGGTCGGACTGGTCAAAATATCCCCACCGAGACAAACCCATTTTTATGACGGTCTTTTTATACATCGCGTGGGGGTTCGTCTTCCAGAGAGAACTATCGTAATTGTACGACGGCGCAAACTGCCGACCATGAGCATCACATTCCTCAACCGTCATGTAGAACGTCTTTGAGTATCCGGTGTATAACTCAAAATACAGCATGTAACCAATGGCTGTTTTGCTGATTGGCAGTTTATGGATGCTATGAATACCTTTGAGTTGGTTTTCTTCTACGACCTGACCCTCATAGATCGTTGCTAGGTTGATGTAGCGATATTTGCCAGTTCGCAGGGCGAGTTGTTCATATCCCTTGTATCCGACCTGAAATGTACAAACGCCTTTATATGGCACAAGGTGGGCATGACCCAGGGATGGATCAACGGACAACCGCAGCGTTGCGGCGCGCATTGCGCTCTCACAAATGCTGGCAGTTGAACAATCCTGGAGTTTCGGGTTATTCCCGACGGCGATCAGGACGCTGGAGATAAACGCCTGGGCGTTGGCTTTATTGCCCAAAACCTCAATAAACCGTTCAATAGATTTATCGCTGCGGAGCGTGGCTCTTGTTTTGTCGAACTTGGTGATTGCGGTTGATTCTGTCATTTTATTCTCCTTTTTGCTCATGGAATTTTTCCTGAAGATCAACGACTTTATTGAACATTCGCATAAAGTCATCATCCTCAAATATTTCTGCTTCCATCAAACCGGCAGAAGAAAGCAGGGTGTATTTATATGTCACAATGGATTGGGCTGCCAGTATTTCTTCGGCTGTTACCTGGTGTTCTTCTTCCGGCAAATACTGCGTTATGTCAATCATTGTTTCACCCCCATAAGGAAATTATAAGCCGTGTTCATCACGTTTTCGGCTTCCATCATCGCCGCCAGCGTGTGGGTGTTCGGGTTGGCGATGTACTCATCGACCGCTTTGTCGTGCAACCGGCAGGCGGTGTCAAATGCTTCCTGTTTCGGGTTGGCAGGTCTGGCATGACCAGACACGCCGATCTTCTCCCAACCGATCTGGTTATCCATCTACCACCCCCATCCGGCAAATTCGCCAGCGATTACCGTGAAGGTCACGAACAAGATAACAGCGAATATGATAACCGCGATTACCTGCCAGGGCTGATCCTGTGGTTGCTCCTGGCGTTCTAGTTGATACGAGTTACGAACGTGGTTATATTTCATATTACTAACCACTCGCCGAACTTGAATTCGGCTGCATCTACATCTGCCTGCGTCCAGGTTTCCCCCTCAGCCAACCGGCGAGGAAAACGGGCGGAAAGGACAATTATCGAATCATTTGATTTAAGAGAAACCATTACCGGCGCGATCCGAAATGGCACAACAATACCAAATTTCTGATCCAGCGCCTTTAATGTTGTTTGGTGGCTTGGGTTGCAGCAAGTGACAATCCCAGCCATGATAATTTCTTTAACTTGGTCGGCGTTCAATTCACGCCGACTAATTGTACAAGTGGATGGAAACATCCCATCCGCTATTGCTAGACCGATATAAGTTGTCATTTCATTTCATTCTCCTTTCAAATCAAAAAAATGCCCGCTAGGGCATTAAGATTATATTTCCAAATCAATCCAGCCTTCGCTGGTTTCAACTGCGCCGATAACGATCTTGCCGTTTTCGGCATGCCCAAACCGATACCTTCCGTTCTGGATTGCGTTGAATCTGAAGTTATTTTCACTAATCCATTCAGAAATACCTTGAAGC